AGCCGTAGCCGTAGCCATAACCGTACCAGTCACCGTAGCCATTGCCGTAGCCGTAGCCATTGCCATTGCCGTAGCCATTGCCGTAGCCGTAGCCATTGCCATAACCGTACCAGTCACCGTAGCCATTGCCATTGCCGTAGCCGTCACCGTTGCCAGTGCCAATTGGTTTAAATGTAGCCATCACAATCCCCAATTGTCAGACACAGGGATTGCAAATATTTCTGCACTTTCTGGCATATCAACATCGGCCAACGGTTTTAGTGTTACTTTGTTGCTTGATGGATTATCTATCATTCCGTCAAATCCAATTGATTCCCAACGAAACACATGGATAGCACGACTTAACTTAATACGTTTATTTTCACGAGTGACGTCCCCAGCAAAAATCCAACCCCTATCCACTACAATAACCGCTCTACTACCAGCAATAGGTGCTTTGACCATATCGCTACGAACATACTCAACATCATCAATTTTAATTACGTTTGGTTTACTCATTTTTAAATCTCCTATTAAATTAAACATTCACCCAACACTTCAAACAAACTAATCTCTCTAAGCGTACATCCACGTTTATTACGCATGAATACCTTTGCATCACTTAGTAAATAAAACGTGCGTAGCGCCCCGCCAAATTCGTCATGGACTATAAATCTATTCATCATCCACCTCTAGTTTAATTTTGCCTATGATTTTTGTTTCCCACATATTTGTTCCTTCGTGTGGTGCAAATCCAAGTTCTAACCCAGTGCCTTTTTTCTGATACACATACAAATACTGTGGCTCTTTTGGTTGTGGTTTGATGCGGTATTCTTTATCTTCGTAAAAACAAGGTGCTTCAGTAACGTCACACCAACCAGATGAGCTGTCTAAAAAACACTCAATCTCAGCACCATCTGCCCATGCTTTTATCTCTTTGTGCCATTTATGTTTCATTTTAATACCTCACATTTCCCTAACAAAGTTACATTAATCTTTTTAGCCATGTTTACAATATCGTAGCTACACTCAACCATTTGGGTTTCTGCGTCACGGAACATTGCATCGTAGTAGCTACCAAATATAATTACAGTCATCATGATTAACATTGCAACACGTACTACATCCCATAGTGCTTCGTTATCACTGTTCATGTTAATACTCCATTGTGCCAAGTGTTGTGCCAACCCAAGCTGACCGTTTTTGATGTGAGCCTTTAGTGTGGTAATCGTTTGATGAAACCTTTACGCTTGCCATAGGATTAAATTCAACCGTTTCTTTTACTTCTTTTTTGTATGTATTAACAAAATCGCTGTACTCATGAATAAAATCTAGTGCAACGTATTTCTGATTTTTCTGCTGATCGTATTCTTTGCGATATTCAATTAATTTATATTTTTTTAATGATGCCAAATAATTATTAATTTGTTGTTTTTCCAATTTGAAATGATTTTTTATTTCTACATACGTCAATGGCTCTTTACGCAATAACTTTAATATTTCGTTTCTATAGTCCATGATAGCCCCTTAGAAACAATTAGTAGTACAGTTGCCATAGCTACAGCAAGTAGTACAAATTGTTAGTTTGCCATTTACCCAGAATTGGTGCGTAGAACAAGCTGCATAAGCAGTGATTGACACTGTAAGCAAAGTTACAGCGATGATAAGTTGTTTCATTTTACTTCTCTCCAAAAGTTATGTGGTATATCTATATTACATGATTATTTCTTTTTCGCAATACTTTTTATGCAATTCTATTATTTTATTTCCAACTGTGTACGGCAGATCGTGTTTTCTACTTCCGCAAGCAAGATGATTAAGCGATTTGCAACAATAGCCAACTTCTCTTGCTACGCTTGATAGATTTTTATAGCTGCGTCTTAAATCCCATAGTATTGGCTGCCAGTTCATATCGTAGTTCCTAACGCTTCTTTAGCATAACGATAACTAATATCTGGATAAGCACTAGGATTAGCAATAATTTTATGCGCCCATGCTTTCATGTCACGTTTGCCAGATGTAAACGCAGATAACTTATCGTGTAGCTCGTTTATTTTTTCATCTGATACCGTAGGCTTAGGCAACGCTTTATAATCGTGTACGACTGGCGCAGATGTCTTGCATTGCGCTTTAAACTGATCGCAAGAAGGTGCGTAATCATAGTTATGTAATAAAGCATTTTTAATGCGTTCAGGTGATATGCCAGCTAGTTCTTCTGCCCATACTTGCTTTGCATTTAATACACCCAAATCATTTCCGTAAGAGTCTTTTTGCCCAGACTTAAACTTATCGCCAAAGTTATTACCAAAGCGACCATGTAAGCGCATGAAAATCCGATCAATCCATTCAGAAGGGAGTTGCATCATTTGTAATGTCCTTTTCAATAATCTGTCTACCAAAGATAGCTTGCATTGCACCTGACCTATCATTCACATTGTTACTGTAATTTTTTGATTGATAGTTTCCTTCAATTATTTTAACAAAATTATTCTTGTTAAAAATCCAATCAAATGAAGCTGTCCATCCTTTATTATTTTCACCAAATAAAAAACCATATTTATTAATTTGATCAAAAAATGTTTTATAAAAATCTAAATTTTGATAATTAGAATTTAATAACCAAATAGATTTAATTGCACTTTTCCTTTTATCAGTAATTTGTTTAACACTTGGCAATCTTTTTATTTTTTCATTAAATTGATCAACAATTTCAACATAAGGTATTAAATCTTTTTTAATGTTTAAATTATTTAATTCTTGTTTAGTGGTTATCTGTTGGTTATCTTTTGGTTCTTTGTTGGTTATTTGCTGGTTACTTGCATCAGAAGTATCTTGATAAATACCATAATTTTCAATAGTATATATGCTATATCTGTTGGTTGTTTTGATGGTTATTATCTCAAGCTTTTCAAGCCTATCTAATGATGTTCTTATTTGCTGCTGAGTTTGCTTTAACCTTAATGACAATTCAATTCTTCCACTAACATATTGTCCACGTTTTAATTCAACAACTCCTGTTGGAGTTCCAATTTTTCGATCTTTGTGAGTAGCATTTAATAAAATGTGCATAAACAAAGCCAAAGTATTTGGTAGCTGAATTAAACCGCTATCTTCAATTTTTCTCCATACTTTTACATATCCTCTATTCATTTTTAGACTTTCTGTTTTTATTTAAATCAGAAAAATAATAAAAATTTACTTGCGATCCTAAATCATGTAATTCTTTATTTGATTTATGTTCGTCAATTCCTGAAAAAGCTAACATTCCTTCATAACTAAATTTAAGATAGCCGCCAATTAAAAAAGCCAGTTCCTCACGATTTCCTGGTCCATCAATAGGTGCGTATGAACAAACCAATTTCAATATATCAACATTATCATGATGGATTTCATGACAAGACTCACATAAAACTGCAAGTTGATCTAATTCATACTCCCATGGTTCATAATCTTTAAAATATTCTTTATGATGAACATTTAATGTAGTTTCATTATCACCACATAATTCACAACAAAATTCTTTTCTTTGCATAGCTTCAAGACGTTTTTTTTGCCACCTAGGATCTTTTAATTTTTCATAATATGTTTTCTTAGCCATAGTTTTCGCCCATAAAAAAAGGCTTCACCTGAACTCTCACCTTGCGGTGTTGGTGGAACGGTATCAGTAACCGCCAGAGTCCATGTGAAGCCTTACTGATTAATATCGCCACCACGCGATATGTATAAGATACTACATATTTTTAATTAATTCAATAGCTTCATCAACATTATTAATTATTACTACTTTGCCGCGCCATTCTGCATGAAACTTTAATTCATCTGGTGTAAGTTTACGTTTACTTGGCGGCAGCGATCCATCTTTAATCTCTACTAATACATTATTGCCACGCATACCAATTACGCAATCTGGGAATCCTGATCCTAAGCTGGCAGTATCAAATACTGTTGCGCCAAGACTTCGAAACGCTGCAATTATCTCTTTATGGTTTCCATCTTTACGTGCAAATTTACGCATGATAAGTTTTCTTTATTGATGTTAAGTTATTCATAAGTATAAAGTATTATGCGGTTTTTTAATTCATGTATAGTTACTACATCAACAACGGAGACAGAAAATGTTAATTAACTTTGAAGAATATAAAAAACGTTTAAACCTGGAAACAATTACGGTAGAAAAAATTGAATTGGATGTTTATTTCAGCTACAGCAAAGATTTTGGTTTTCAGATTGAAAGCGTAGAAGATGTAACTGGCGCACAAGATTTGATGCCGTTATTAGAAAGTTGGGTTATTAATGAGATTGAAAATAAATTAAATAGTTTATACGAGAAAAAAGGCTGGTTATGATTGATAATTTTATTTTGTTTGGGTTTGGATTGCTTATAGTTAGCATTTGTGTAGTAATTGGTGATTATTTTTTTGGAGATGAAGAATGAACGTTAAAGTAGATTTATTTGAAAAACAAGTTTTTGTGTTGCACGGAATTACTTATTTACCGCATTACAATATACGCAGTCAGTTTGTTTCGCCAGGTTACGGTCAATCAAATAACAATCTTTACACTAAGCGTGAGTTAATGGATGCTGGCGCAAAGTCTAAAACTGAAATGTTGTGGGAAAGGTCTTGGTAATGTGCCAACAACAGTTTCAAGCGGAAGTAATGGATCAGCTAGCAATGATGGAAACTATTAAAGTTTGCGTATATTGTGGCAATGAAGTTTATGACAATCAATTAAGTTGCTGTGGTGAAAACCATTTTGAATTTATAACGGAGAGCAAAAATGAGTAATGTATATAAAAAATTAATGCAAGCACGTTTAATGTTGCAAAATACAAAATTAGAAAAATCTGGTCATAATAAATTTGCTGGATATAAATACTTTGAACTTGGTGATTTCTTGCCAACTGTGCAAAATATTTTTGTTGAAGTTCGTTTATGTGGTGTTGTTTCATATACACAAGAATTAGCAACTTTAACTATTTTTGATGTAGATGAAGGTGGATCAATTGTTATTACAAGCCCTATGGGTTCAGCAGCATTAAAAGGTTGCCATGAAGTTCAAAACATAGGTGCGGTAGAAACATATCAGCGTAGATATTTATGGGTTACTGCAATGGAAATTGTAGAACATGATGTTCTTGATGCAACAACAGGTGATTCAAAATTTAACCAAGTAAAATTGCCAGCTAGTCCATACGAAGAACTAGACGAAGAAGCACAGCAGTTTATTAAAGACTTAGCTATAGAAATCATTGCCGATGTTGTAGACAGTAAACCAGAAGATGCTTACAAGAAGTCATCAAACTTGCTTAATAGTGAAAAACAATTTTTGTGGACACTGCTTGATAGTAAAACTCGCAGCGCACTTAAAAAACAAAAAGATATTAGCAATGGGTAGGCCATACAATCCTAAATTACAGCGCAAACTACAAAGGAAACATAATGAGAAAACTAAAGATAAAACTAGCTAGATTGTTTTATGCTGAGTCAGCAGCTAGGTGCAAAGCGCGTATAAAACGTGAAAATAAACTAATTTATCAAGCTGGCTCTATTTATGGAATACTTTTAGATGGAGAACATGGTTATATGAGAAACTATTTATAGTATAATTAAACAAGGCAATGGCTTAAGTCTTTAAAGTATGGCACTAGTGGGCTTGCTTGCGAAGCTGTGTGAAGAAGCCTTTTTAACTTATTGGAGATGGAAAATGAATGTTCTAAACGCAATTGTAAGATTATCAAAAGATGCAGAATTAAGATTTTTAGCAGATGGCACACCGGTTGCACAGTTAAACATGGCATTGCAATCTGGCTACGGTGAAAAGGCTGTGACTACTTGGCTTACAGGCAATATGTTTGGAAAACGTGCCGAAACGTTATCGCCTATGCTTAAAAAAGGTCAGCAAGTCGGAATTGTAGGTGAACTAACTAATCGCAAATACACAGCCAAAGATGGCACAGATAAATACTCGCTAGAAGTGCGTTTAACCGATATTACATTGCTTGGTAAGGCAAACGTATCAGGCAGTGAAGATAATGCGTCAGGCAACGCTAAAACTGCACATGAAGGCGTTTCTGACGAAATGCTTGACGACTTGCCTTTTTGATATAAGTAAGGGGAAATAATTATGTCAGGTAAAGGCGATACATACAGAAAGCAAACTATTGAAGAACGTCAAGCGTTTGAAAATAACTTTGATGCTATCTTTGGTAAAAAGAAAAAACTATGTGAAGTATGCGGTAAAGATAGTGCAACCGTAAAAGAGTGTGCTTGGACTAGTTGTCCTGAAAATTGGAATGAAAAGCGTGTTGATGTTGTCGGATCAAATGGAAATGAAGGTTTGCATTACGATATGTAAAAAAATCCCCACAAGGTTGCGCTTGTCTCTGTGCTAGCAGTCCATAGGCGTGTGGGGGAATATTTTTATTATATCTTATTTGTTCATTATATACATGGTTACTTCAAAGCCAAAACGCATTTCAGTAGCTGCTGGTGATGTCCACATGATGTAGTCCTTTAGTTTAAAATTGTTTACAAATATTAACTAATAGTTTAGATATGTACAAATATTTAAACTTTTTGTACACATTTGCCACTATATGCCTACATATTGAACTTATGTATAAACATTGTATATACGTGTAATCATTATTTAAGCATACCAATATCGCATCTATGGCGCTCAATCTCACCGTGCTGTTTATGGTGAACAATTAAACACATATCACGCCCTGCTCGATAACCTTGACCTTGATGCCAAGCGTCACGCGCTGCCAGTGTTCTAAAATACTCCACAATGCCACCTCTATATTCTTTTGTGTCTTGATGATGCACATGACCAACATACCAGTAACGGTGATTTGTTTCGCCCCACTTTTTAGGCTCGTCTGCCGCCATTACAGCAAGCATATCACCGCCTTTTAATGTGTCACCGTGAGTTGATCCAATGAGTACATTACCAAATTTATAATACCAAGCTACTGCTGGTGACAAATCAACTTCCACTCTAGGCTCGTTATCAAAATAGCATGAAATCATAAGCGCAAGTGCGTATGAACTATGACCATCATGATTGCCTTTGTTTATTCTAAATATTACTTTTTTGTGTTTTTCTAGCAAGCGTCTAATGCAATGTAACATAGCTTTTAAACCAATTTGCTGCACCTTTGCCCATCTACCATCTACGTCAAGCTGGTGTCCGCTATTAGTAACGTTCTTTTGATTGTCTGCGTGAAACATATCACCAAGATTAAGCAATATTGCTGTTTCTGCTTCTGGTGCGCTTGCTACCAATCTATCAATAGCACCACAAGTAAGATTTTCTGCAATGGTTAAATCAAAGTCATCTCCAGCATCTTTTGCCCAAGCGTATAAACCAAAGTGCGGATCGCCCATAGGATAAACGCACATTAAGTCACTGTTGTTATTTTCTGGAACTGGCGTAAGAGGTGCTAAACCTTTAATGTCTTGCGCTAAAATAGTGATAAATTCTTTAATTAGTTGCTCTTGCCTATTGGCATCAATACTAGACTTTACCCATTGCCCGCTAGGCTTGCCTTCTGCGTTATAGTAGGTAGAAACGCCTTTGACCATGTAGCCATCTGGCACTGTGCGTGTCATGTCGTGGTCTGGACTATACCCTCGATTTGCCGCTTTGCGCCTTAACGCATCCATTGCGCCCTGAACAGTTCCCTTGCAAACGTTAAGAGATTTAGCCGCTTTACCGTGTGAACCGTGAAGATTGACCGCATCTATAATTTCTAACTGCCTGACCGTTGCAAACTGCCTCAAGCCTTCATCTATCATTGCTTTTCCAATTCAAGTATGTAAGCACCGAGTTTAGCAGTGTTTTCACGGTTTAAGCAAATGCCACCATCACTTTGCGGTATCACTTGGAGTGCTGGCTTTGTCGGTCTTATTATTTGTGTCTGACAAGCCGCCATTGAAATGCTGAATAAAAAAATTGGCAGGATTTGCCTCAAGTTTATCGCGTTCATTTTGCGCCCTTTTGAATTTAATTGCGGCAAGTAGATTATCTAAAAGCCGCAATATAATTTCTAAACTTTTCATTTGCCTAGTTTAGCAACGGCAGTGATACGACCATAGATAGCCAATAAGCCACCAATAACCGCTACAATTTGTTCAGCCAAGCCGTTTGTGTCGCCTAAATCGTAACCTGCAATTTGTGCTAGTGTTGCTAATACAGCTAAACCAGCGCCCCATACTGTTTTTGATTGCAAAATACCTTTAATGTCATTCATTTTATTTAATCCTTAAAAAGTTTTACCTGCTTGAAAGTCAGCAAGCGTTAATCCACCAGTATGCTGAAAATGTGGAAATTCTTTAAACCGTTTCCAGCGACCTGCCCATTCTAAACCAACTGATTCACCAATAGCACCGACTTTATTCCATAGTTCTAAGTCTTTACCCATTGTTCCCCACACTGGCTTTCCGTTACGCATAGGCACTACGTCAAATGCACATTTCCAGTTATGGAATGATTGACCTGCTTTAGCGTTAGTAACAATACTGCCTGGCTTTGTCCTGCCTTGTGCATACAGCGCATTTTGGCTTTCAGCGTCACGATAAGTGCTTGTGATAATAAGGTCAATGTCTTGCGCTTCACAAGCAGCCATGAACTTTCTGCACACGTCTGCTACTTTTGGATGCAAGTCTTCTATTTTTCTACTGTTAATCATGCGTCTAATACACTTCTGCAATAATTAACTTCTAAATCACCATCTTCATTAACTAACACCTCTAACTCTGAGCCATCAGAAAATTCAATAAATATTTGGTTTCTAATATCAGAACCAATGCCTTCAACTGTTAATCCAATTAAATCTTCAAAGCTATGTTCAGTCGTCATTACTTTTCTCCGTTAATACGCCTTCGTCAATAAGTTGGTGTGTTAATTCTGATTCTGCTATGCAACCATCGCAAGTATCTTCGTCACCTTCTACGTTCATAATAAAAGCGTGATTGCAAGTTTTGCAGAATGTTACGCGATTAGTAAAAACTTGTTTCATTTATTTTCCAATCGTAAAAAATGCTGTTAATGCGCCAGCAATAATTACCCACACAACTTTATCAGTCCAAGTAGCCGAGCCAGATTGTGTTGCGTGACTTACTTCAATCTTTGACACTCTGCCTTCTAATATATCTTGCTTAGTATCGTAAGTGTCCATCCGCTTAAATAGCGTAATCATGCGCTCTTCCATGCGAGCCAGCGACACAATGGCCTCGCTAACTCTGTCAAGTTTTTCTTCAATGCGATTGAGGCGTGTTGTTTGATCATCCATGTTAGTGCTTTCTTATTGATTAGTTGCCATTTCAGAACTTAATAAACCTGTTATTGGTGACAATAAAGTTCTCAAAGGTCTTTGAGCAACATCCGTAACAATGCCACGCGGCACATTTAATGCCCTGCCAGATTGTATTGATAAGTTTATTTCACGCAATGGCTGACCTATTGCAGACTCGCCAAAAGGTATTTTAGATAACACAGAAGATTTAGATGCACGATCTAAAATGCTTAATACACCAGCAGCAGTGTTTGAATTGTTTACAGCGCTTCCCACTGGTTGCACTGATTCATATTTAGCCACATTTTTAATTGAATTAATTAATTGCAATTCATCTTTAGTAAATATTTGCGCTAACTTTTGATTGTTTTTAGCAATAAATTTATTAAGTTGATCGCTACTTAATCTAGCAGTTTCATTTGGCTGGCTATTTGTTGCTGCATTTTTCATATAAGCAACTACATCATTTTTTAATTGCGCTTTAGCATTAGGATCAAGTATTGAAAGCATATTTTTAAAGTCATTTATATTTGACCTAATAACGTGCTTTTCAAATAATTTGTCAGGCTCTACACCAGCATTAATATCTTTTAATATTGATGTTTTTTTCTCTAAATTTTTAAACTGAAAATTTGCTTTACGTGCTTCGTTAAATGATTTTAATGCTTGCTCACCTAAACTTTGATTTGGCTTTAATGGTGTGTTTTCTAAAGCATCACGAACTAAACCTAAAGCCTGACGCACGTTTCCGTCAGTAGCTGACCGTTGAGATGTTGAAAGAATAGTTTTTAACTGTTCAGCAGTCTGCACATTTAATGGCAATTCACCTTTTGATATTTGATTCAATATATTTTTAATTTCGTTAGGCAAAAATGCAGACTTAACATTTTTATCTAATTCACTACCAGCTTGATTAACAAATTTAACCGCATCATATTCTGCTGTTCTACCGCCAACACCTTGCGCTTGATTATATAAGTTGCCAATCTTTGTTTTTTCAGTAGTTGCAAAGTTATCAATAGAATCAAATATAGTTTTACCAGCATCGTATAAATCACCAGTAGAATTAGCAGCACCAAGATCATCTAGCTTACTTAGTAATACTTGGTTATTTTGATTTTCAACTTGCGCTAATTGTTGCGCTTTAATATCGTTACTATTTACACCAAGTTTAGCTAAGTTTTTTTGCTGTGTAATTGCAGCAGGATCAAGCGTTAATTGTGCCGTTCTTGGTGTTGTGCCAGTAACACGATAATCAATCAATCTGCGTAAACTATCGCCAGATAAATCAGGACTAATTTTTAATGCCTCATCAACATCAGCTTTAATAGTGTTTTGCACTTCCGCAGCTAAATCACCAAATTTAATTCCAGTTGGTCTTAACGCGTTATCAATTTTAATGTTTAGATTTGTTGTTTGTACACTTGGTCTTGTAAGTATATTTTTTACTTTTGATGCAATTGGGCTTAAACCTTGCACAATTTTATTACCTGCAAATTGACCTAGCATACCAGCAGGTGCGCCAACTGCCGCATTTGTAATAGGTGACTCACCTTTAACAGTAGGCTGTAAAGCGCCCATAACACCGCCTAATGCTGCTGCGCCTGTGTAGGTATTAACGCCAGGAATAAATGCGGTAGGTAATGCTGGTGCAACACCGCCAATAATGCTACCAGTTAAACCTGCACCAGTTTCAAGCAATGGGCGATCTAATTCTCTAGCTCGTGCCACATCTTCCTCTGAAACCATGCCTAAACGTTGTCCAACGCCACGCCCTAGCGATGTCATACCTTGACCTATACCAGCAAGCAAGCGTTCACCTGTGGACATTCCTTCTGTTACGCTAGGAATTGGTGTTTGATTTAATACTGGCGCAGGTTTTTTAAATTGTGATTGTGCGTAAGATAAAACTTCCTGTTCTGTTGCTGCATCAGGTGCTTCTACCTCGTAAACGCTACCATCAGGTGCTGTAATTTCATATTTAGCCATTACTGAACCTTTCTAATTTTAAAGCCTGTGTTAGGCATTGGTGCGTTTTTAGGTAACAAATTAACTTGTTCACCAGTAAATTGTGCTGGCTCTTTATATGCTGAACCTGCTGCAATTTTAGCAGATTCAATAAGACTATTTAATCTATTTTGTTTATCTAAAATTGTATTAGGATCATCATTTATTTGTGGGAAATAAGATTTTTTAAATCCTTCTAATTGCTCTTTTGTATAAGCCGCGCCTGTTGATAAAGTTAATCCTGCATCTAAAATATCTAATTGCGCTGCTTCAACACGTTGTCTGTTAGCACCTTTAAGCGCATTTGCTGGAATGTTGCCAAGCCCAAACGGCAATGCTTCTAAACCAGACGTAATAAGTCCAGGTTTTTGTGCGTTAGGTGCAACATTTGTAACATTTTCTAATTGTTTAGATGAATTAGTTATTCGCTTTAATAATGTTGCTGCTTTACGCTCACCTTCTGTTGCCTTTGCACCGCCAGTTGATCCAGTTAATGGCTGACCAGTTCCTGAAACGCTTACAGGCTCTGCTTGACCTGTTAAGCTATTTACACGGTAAACTTGACCATCACCACCTGTTACTGTTGAATAACTTGCGCGTTGTGGTGCTTGTGGCGCTAATCCTTTAGGAATTTCACGTAAAGTTTCACCAGTCACAGAATCAACAATTAATACTTTATTTCCAGCATCAACTTCTCGTGTTGCTCTTGGTTTTACTTCCTGTGGTGCAGTATAAATTGGCTGCCCTGTTTGTGTGTCTATTACAACATTTCCAACTGTTGCTGTTTTACGTTCGGCAGGTTTAACAAGTGATTTAGCATATTCGCCACCAAGTTCAGGAAATGCCATTGCTGCACCTCTGATATTTTCAGGCAATGTTTTTAAATATTCTTGCTGAGCTGCACGTTGTTCTTGCTGACGTTTATACTCAGCTAGTTTTTGCTGTGTTTCTAAGCCTTGCAATGCGTTTCCATACACATTTTGACCTGCTTGCTGACCTGCCATAAGTGCTTTGCCAATGTAAGGTAATGCTGAACCATAACGTTGGTTTCTAGGCTGTGCAATAAGCGCAATAGCACTATTCACTAAGCCTGTTGTCATAGCTTGCTTGCGTAGTTTATCGGTTGCATCTGCGCCAAGTAATCCTGTTAAATATTCAGGTGGTGCGCCAAATAAGTTATCTAATATTGCCATAATTAAGCCTTTCTACGCTTAAACACTTTTGCTTGTGGCATTTGTACCGCCAAACCTTGACCGCTACCTCGTGAAACACCGCCACCTGTGCCAGCCATTTGTCTATATTGACCTGTATCTTGTTGTTCACCTAGTAATGACTGAACGCCAGATAAATTTTCAGGTGTTAAATTACCAAGCATTGAACCTGCTTCATCTGCCGCATTTGATAGTAAGCCTTTACCGCCAGTAAATGTCGGCACACCTATAGATTCACCGACATATTGCGATGGGTTTAAATAAGTACCTGTAGCTTGATTAAATTGCAACAAACCTTCTGATTCAAGACTTCCAGGCACAATAGCTGAACTAGAAATTCCACCACCTGCCGCACTTGGCGCAGTGCCTACACCAGCAACACCGTTAGTGCTACCGCCTACACCAGAAACTTCTGCGCCAGATATTGTATTGTTTAATAATCCACCAGTAAGTCCACCAACTAATCCAGCTTGAGCTGCATTTTTTAATGGGTCTTGACCAGTAAGAATGTTCTTACCAGCATTTACACCTAAAGCCGCCAACACGGGCATCCACCAAGCCATATTAAGCCCCTTTCACTTTGCCAACAACAAAACAAATAGGCTCAATAATTGCACGATAAATCATGCCTAATGTATCTCTTTTGCCACGTTTTTGCTTCCAAATATCTGCTGTACGATGCCTTGCAACGTGCTCTAGTGCGTTCCTAACGAGAGTTCGTAGCGGATTGTTATTCAGGTATGCAAACATGATTATAGGCAGGAATACAGCGTGATAACCTTTTTCGTAAGCAGGGTCAAGATTAGCTGATTGTGCCAACCAAATCTTATTGCGGAATGAACCGAAGCCATAAACATGATTCATTGCTGTACATACAATCTTGCCACCAGATTGTGTGGTGGTTGATGTTGTTCCCATAGGTGCGCCATAAACTTGTGATAAAAATTGATTAAGTTTATTTTGCGGTAGGTTTTGACCGTAGTTGTAGCGATCAATGTCAGATTGTAATGCCGCTTCTTGGTAGCCTTCCATTTGCTGACCAACATTGCCAAGTTGTTGAATGTCAGTGTAATCAGCCATAGCTAATTGAGGTGCGCCCATTGCCGCAGCTTCTTGACGACCACGTTCTGCCCCATAATTAGAATAAGCCAACTCGCCAGCTTTATTTGCCAATGTACTTGCCAAAGTGCTACCTGCACGATTAAACAAGTTTTCTTGTGCGCCTGAACCGTAACGACCTGCTTGCGATGCGCCTGATTGCGCTTGATTGATTGCGTCAAAGTATTGATTAGTAGCCGCTTGACCTGCACCTTGTAATGCTTGGTTAAAGTACGGATTGTTTTGCAAGTATTGACCGCTAATCACATTTTGTTGTTGTTGCTGCGCTGCGGGTAACAATGGATTGCCTTGTAATGCGCGATTTTGTTGCGCTTGAAGTGCTGTTTGCGTAGCTTGAGATGGTGCAATATAAGTTTGGCCTGGATAGTAATTAGGCGTAGCAGATTGATATAAATTCTGTGCTTCATTCAATCCGTACTTAACGTAAGGCTTAAGCATTGGGTCAATACCTTGCTGTGTGGTAGATTCACCGCCACCACCTTTGCCGCCACCGTATAAAGTAAATGTATCTGTTAAACTTTCAACCCACTTGTGTAATGTAATCATTTGTGACCTTTCAGCGCTTCACAGCGTTAAAAATTAAATTGGCAATTCGTAAAACATGAATTTGGAATTAAATCCATCGTTTTTAAATACTTTTTTCCATCCTGTCCTGCCGTATGACTCAATGACTTTACACTGTTGGTCTTTAGCAAATCTACGCAAAACTGACAACATCTCATCTTTCCACTTTGGTAATTCTACACCACCTGTAAAGTGCATGATAAGTGTTTTCATCTGTGGATAAGTCAAAACTTCTGTAATAACCGCACCATATACTTTTTCATCATAGGCAAGCCATAATTGCTGTCTAGGATTGCGTAGTAACTGTTCTTTAATATCTTGTACTTTATATCTGCCATGAGTGTATTTTGCTGCACCTATCATGTAATCATGTATTAAGTGCCAAACGTTCTCAATATCTTCTGGCAATACAGCAGTAATAATCATCCTACCACCAAGTATTTATAAGTTTTATCAGCAGTATCATTAGCAAAGTGTGACAATGTTGCTTGACCTTTTTGCTGTGCGCTAATATAAACATTGTCTAAACTAAATGGCGCAATGTATTGAACAGTTACAATAGCAGCAGGAATAGCTGGTTGAGGTATAGCACCATCAGCAGGATAACTTTCTAATCCGATTAATGTGCTTGATGTAGTACCTGCAATTTCTACATATTGACCTGCTGCCATTTCAATAAATGTATTAACAGTGCCAACAACATGACCCCATTCTGTTGCACTTTTACGCGCTGGAATATCAAACCTGCTTGCACTTCTATCAACATCAGTGTTATTTAATCTAAACCAAATATCTGCGTATTGTGGTGCATTGTCTTTATTAACTAATTGCACAGAAAACTGCACGTTATAAATGCCAGCGTTTCTTACATAGATGCGTGATGTATTAACAGTATCACGATAAACACCGCTAGATTCTTCTGTAGTATCGTAAATTACAACTGCGGTTGATCCTACGCTTGGTGCTGTTTGGTCTGTATTGTTAGTAAAGCATCCATAAGGTGCGGCATCAACTTCTGCGGCATCACTACTAGGCGCTAATAATATAATCGAACTGTAACCAATGCGCTCATTATAAATTGTTGTAGTTGTAGCCCAACCAGTATTTAAAGTTATAGTGCCAACATTGTTTGATTTTCCATCAATTAAGTTATTTACTACTTCTGATATTTCACGAGGCGTAGAACCTGATTGATTTAGTTTTCTGTATTGTTGATTGACTACGGTCATCGTGTACCTTGTCCTGTAATCTCAATATCAATACCAATAGCATTTGACCATTGTGTACCGGTAGGCACTATTGATAAGCGATGATACTTGCCACCACTACGCAATGACACTCTATTTTCGCTATCTGCTGATACATAGTCACCGTAAGTAGGCACTTGATTTAATAGTGTGCGAGATGCAACTGCAACGTTCGCTGAGCCGTTATCAATCACTGGTCTAGCTAATGTAATGATTGATGTGCTTTCGCTTCCTATATCGCCTGTTGATATATTTGCGGTAGAGTTTGCGCCTGTAAATGTAATAATCTTATCTGCCCTTGCACCCGCAAATAGTAACTTACCACCTGCCCATAATGCGTCATCTAATGATGTTGTTAAACTATCAATAGTGCCATATAAATCTAATGCTTCAAGCGTTAAACCTGCCGTAGCTGCATAAGCAACATAGTTTGTATCAGTGTTAGCGTATGACCATTTTTGCACTTGCCAATTATAAATAAGTAATTGACGCTGACCAAAGTTATCCAAGAAGTTCCATACCACAATTTTGCGTATAGGATCAACCGTAGCTGACATTGTATCTAGTTTTGATGGGTTAGAATTAGCAAGAAACCAGCGATCTATTTTCTCATTGCCAATAGGCACAATGTTTGTACCATCGCATGAGTAGAAACCATCGTCACCTAAGAAATAAGTAACATTGCCGTATTTAGTAACTGAATTACCTTCTACACAGCCAAGACTTTTTGAGATTGTATCAAACTGAAAGAAAAACGGACTACCGATGTAAGTCATCCGCACTATGGCACGTTCCATTAACACTAAACCAAACTCGCCACCTGTAATGCCTGTAATGTTTCCGCCATCAGCAAGTATCTGGAAGTCTGATTGACTTGTTGCGCCAGAAGTCCAATCCGTTTCATCGTTAATATCTGACCACTGTACCTTGTTTGGATTTGAGCCAGCATCTAAACTTGCAGCCACCACAAAGTCACGCACAATAGTCACATATTTAGCTATTGGTGCTTGCGTAATATCTGCAAACAATGAACTTGAACCTAATGTCCAATATTGAAGTTTATTAACGTTATTGGCTGCAATTACTGTATTACCAAACTGGACAAATTGCCATTTAGTAATGTTGGTATAGTTGCCAGATTTAGACACGTTATCCATGCTTAAATCAGTAGAATCAAACTTAAATAGCTTAGTAGCACCGCCAGCAAATAATGTTGTAGTAGAACTAAATCTACCAGCAAACACATTGTTTAAGTTTTCACTTGCAGCCGCAGAATAATCCACTGCTGTTGGAAATGGGATATAGCCTAATGCAGCAGGAACTACATTTTTGGCAATAGATAAGTTTTCAGCAATACCTGGCTGGTCTGGTGTCCACTCTGTAAATGTTATGCGTTGTGTAGGCATAGTTTACTCGTACATTATATTAATTGAGCCAGCATCAAAAGTGCCTGTGCCACTTACTGTCGTAATGCGAACCTGTGTTAACGTATCTGACAAAGTTTTTGTACCTGCAACCGTTCCAGTAGTTGAAGCATCGCTTCTTGCAAAAACTCCATCTGCTACCCATACATTACCGCTAATGTTATGTAGCCTCATTGCACCATGAGTTGCGTCACCAGCACCATCAGCTAAACGCAATCCAAAACCTGTTGTATAACTTGTAGATTGTATAGTGCTTGATAGATTACTTCCTGAACCTAAATAACCAGTTGTTTCAATACCGCCACTATCACCTAATTGGATTAATGGATTAGAACTTCCATTTGTACTAACACCATTAAATAAAACTGTAATTCTTTTAGCCCAACTTGGAATACCTGTAAAATCAATGCTAGTGCCAGATGTTGATGCCTGTGCAGTGTCAGATGTTAATGGGTAAACGTCACCCCAAGAAGGTGCGCTAGTGCCATTTGATTTTAAAAATTGTCCGCTAGTTCCTGCCGCCAAAAATGCTGTAGTATCAGCACCACTATTGTAAGGAACTTGACCAGCGCCACCACCTGCAATGTTTGTTGCTTTAGTTGCCGTTGTGGCTGTTGTGGCACTTCCTGCACTTCCAGTGACGTTGCCTGTAACATTGCCTGTAACGTTACCCGTTACATTGCCTGTTAAGTTACCAGTAACACCACCATTTGCGGCAATAGCACCAGTAGCAGTAGTTGTACCAGTAACATATAAGTTACCACCTACGGTAAAGTTATCTGCATCTGTGCCTGTTTGCTGGTCTTTAACTTGTGCCATCAATTCACGGATAGCATTATTAATTCCACTAGGCGCACAGCCTTCGGCAATATCTATGCCAGCAATATCAGTATTGTTTGCTGCCGTTGATGACCATTCACTTATCTTATTTTTTGCCATACTTACCTCGCTGTTACAGCTAGTTGAATATTAGGGTATTTCTTACCATTGTTGCTTAATGTAATTGCACCAACTGCACGATCATATAATGATGCCCATGTTGCAATTCTGCCATCGTTAATTAAATATGGCTCTGCTTCACCTAGTGACGCATAAAGTATTGCATCCATGCAGTTATCAGTCCATGCGTTAGTTAAGTTTGTGTCAGATAGATATGCAGGTTTAGCATAGTAAAGGATTTGCACTGTATCTGTGCTATCAGGGTCTGGTGAGAAATGCAATTCATTACCGATGATGGTAAAGTAAACTGACGTGCCAGATGTGCTATTCCAGCCGTTGCGTGAAAATAAATCAGGTGTTTGATATTCTAATGTTGTTAGCGGATTAGAATTAAAGTAAACCGAGCGCATCTCTAAAAAGTCAGTAGGCAATGTAACTACGCCTGACGATGGTGTTAATGCGGTGTTTGTTAGCATTTCGCTAATGCGAATATCTCTGCGTAAGCGAATTTCTGCTAATTGGATAAAGTTTGGGATGATTGATGTTAAATCACTACGCGCTAAGTAGCTTGCAATCGTTGATTTTAAATCGGTGTAATTAGCTAATGCCATAGCAAGTCCTATAGTAATGGTTTAATTCTTTGCCAACATTCTGGCATTTCACTTGCTCTCCATTCACTACCAGCTAAAGCACTTAACCATTTTGTGCGGTCAAATTGCTTTAAATCTTCTATATCCTCAATCTTATTAGATATTGGATAAGCTGGACTATACCGTGATGTAATAACAGGTACACCAGCAATGGCAGACTCAACATCAGCGACACTACCAAAACTAACAGTAACGTGAGCCATTGGTAGATAATCACTAAGTTTCCCGTCATTCTTTTTTTTAATTATTATCGGTCTGTCAGTGTAACGCTTAACTTCTTTTACAGTTTCATTTACCCAATTTTCAGCACCATAAATATAAGCTATCTTATCTGCTGGCGGGATAATTAAAACGTGCTTTCCTGCTTTCCATTCTTTCACTCTTGGTATTGGCTTTCCTGATTCTCGCCAATCCGTACAGTGATAATTACTTACACAATATCTAGCAACAGATAAATTAAAATCCCTGTTGAAATAACCGTGATCAATAAGTATGTAAGGAGTCCCCAGTTTTCTGCAAGATATTTGTATATCATCTGCGCCATGTAAGTTCCCTACTATCACTGGAATAGATTTACCATCCCATTCCCTTGTTAAAGTGCCTTTGCAAGCATCAGAAAAGCGTTTTAAGCAGTTATCTCTACGCTCTATGCCTGATAGTATCAACTGCATTTAAAACTTGCTCTACCGTTATTTTTTTAGATATTTTAACACAATGTGGACATAATCCGCTATATGTGCCACAAGGCTCACCACCATCATGTAAGTTTATATGGCTGTCATAACCCAAGTGTTTTGGGCTAGTAAATCCTGTCCATATTACAATTGCTGGTATTCCTAATGCCGCTGCCGCATGATGCAATCCACCATCTGTGCCAATAAACATTTTAGCTTGGCTTAATATTAATAATGCTTCACGAAAGTTTTGTGTTTTTATTCTGCGTGTTATTGGCTCTTTCATTCCTAGCTGATAAAACGGATAGTCATGCTTTATTAATTCATCCCAATAGTGCCATGCTTTGTTTACAGTATGTTTATATGTTTCTTTAACATTAGGCTCTATGACAATAAAGTCTTTAGGTGCGTTTTGTTTAGCCCACTCTAATTCTTTGTCAGTAAAAAATAACTGTGCTGGCTTTGGTCTGTAATTGTTAAATATAATCCTGCCGTTTTTAGTGTGTTTAATATACGGTCTATTGCCAATACAATTATTAAGCCACACAGCATCATCTTTAATCTCATTACTTACAAATGGATTGTTAGCAAATATCTCAGGCTCATGCTGAATTAACTTGCCATCACCAATCATTACCTTTTGACCTGTCTTTTCGTGAAGCTCTTTAGCCTCACCGCAAGCCATTAAACTATCGCCCCAGCCCATTACAGTATGTTTTTTACTACATATTTAATTGTATCTTCCCATGTGCGTTCATCTTGGTGAATTAGCCGCATTGATGGATACCATAACATTGATGGATAAGCATACCGCCACTGGTGATACTTAGGCACTAAGCAGATTGTTTTAACGCCCATCGCTGCCGCACAATGCAATGCAGTAGTGTTTACACCAACAACTATATCTAATTCAGCAATAAGTGCAGCAGTATCGTCATAGTCACTAGACTGAGTAGCAAATGGAAAATAATGCACACCGACAATCTTACTTTCAACTTTGTAATCCAAGCAAACAAATTCATAATCAAGTCCAAACATTGAAGATAAATCATTATGCGTCAATGTGCGACCTTTTGCATTAGTTATTTTAGTGCCGCCATGAGTTGTAAAGCCAATGACTTTTTTGCCCCATGAATCGAACAATGATCGCCACATTAACCTACGTTCAGGATCAGCAACTAAATATGCTTTTTTGATAAAATCTTTATCTTTATTTCTAAAGAACTCTGGCAATCCACCAATAGCGCATCTTGCGTCTATGTCGGCATCATATACCCACTCTGGGTGCGATTCCCTGCGAGTGCCATATACTTCTGCATCAGGAAAGCTACGTTTAAATAAGCCTTCTAGTTTTGGATCGCAGTCAATAACCACATTTTTGCTTATGTTAATTGCATCTGGCACGCAACTTGCATAAAGTATCTCGTCACCTAAACCTTGCTCACCATAGATAACAATACTTTTGTCTTTACTACCATCCCAACGTTCTTCATTGCCGTAAGTCCATTCTTTACGGAACTTAACACCCAATGACTTGCCCCATGATTTCCAGCCTTTAGTCCATTCACCTTTAGCTAAATAAGCGTGTGATAAATTAAGCTGCGCGTTTAAATCATTTGGACTAATCTCTAACGCCATGTTTGCGGTTTTAATTACCGCATCCCAATCAGATAGCTGTACTAGCGTTGCACTTGCGTTACTGTAAGCTAGTGCATAGTCAGGATTAATCTCTGCCGACTTCATAAAGCTATTAAGCGCTTCTTGATACATACCAAGTTCATGAGCGCAACGACCAAATGTTACCCAGATTGCATAATTAGTTGGTGCTTCTTGCAATGCTCTGCGTACCAATTGATATGCAAATGCTTCTTTACCTGTTAGCAACCAAATGTAGCCAAGAAAATGTAGTGTGGCTGCATCGTTTGGGTAATGCTCTAACACACTGTAAATTACTGGCAGTGCGTTCTCAAAATCTTGTGTTTCTATTAATTCGTGTATTGCAACTTGGCACTGCTTTAATTCGTCATTATTCATGATGTGCAGTAGTCGCCTTCAAAAATGGATAATTAGTGTTTATTTCTTTTAGTATTTCTTTTGTCTGCAAAGGATTGTTTAAATCAATGCCTTTTTTTCGCATCGCCATTTCTACTACTGGCGGGATTGACGCATAGTGCGCCCATTCTTCTTTAACACCTTTTTTCCACTGACTTGGATCATTTCTTTTTTGCTTTAATTGTTCTAAGAAAAACGTTAAGTCTTGTGACGATGTTAAATGTATTTGTTCGGTTACAGGGTCATAGTCAAAATGCTGTGCTACGCCTGTTATTGGGTCATAATCAAATAATACTGGCATTAAATCACTTCCTTCCAAGTTCTGCCGATTCTAACACCTCTTATGCAATTAGGTGATAAACCAAACATATCTGCTATGTGTTTATGTCCTAGTTGTGGGTTAGCTTTAATAAATTTCACCTGCTCTATTGTTAGTTTTGATTTAGGATTTTCCTCACCAAATAATATTGGTTGAGTTTTTCTATCTTTATCAAATGCTTCTTTTATGTTTTCACTTTGAGTTCCAGCTCGTAAATGATTTGGATTTACACAGCTTGTATTGTCGCACGAATGCAAAATATAAAGCCCATCAGGTATTTCACCTTTATTTATTATATAACTTGCTCTATGAGCGCCAATCTTTTTTTTACTTCCATCATCTTTAATAATAGAACCATACCCTTTTGGTGTTTTTGATCCTAACCAAGTCCAGCATTCATTTTCAGACTTTTTTTCTACCTTACGCCAAAATCTTACTTCTAATGAAGCTCTTGAATATTTACCACCATCAGGTGTTCCATGAGCCTTAATTCTTCGATAATGTTTTTTGCATAAACCATATGCTTCAATTTTACCGTTACAGCCATCAATATAACAAGGCATAATGTGCTACTCCATGTGAATGAACACACAGAATAGCACATTTGTTTACTACTTACAACCCATTAGAGGCCTACACTCGAAACCTTAGCGTGAGCGTCAGGGTTTTGTACGACTAATGCGTACTCAGTAACGATTTGCCAGTTTGTTGAGTCACCAACTTTAGCAAGTTCTTCTTTAGCCATTGGGCGTAAAGTAGCCAAGCCAACATAGCCAGGATCTACGCACAATACAGCTTGGTCACGCATGAAACGGTTAAGTTTTACTGAGTGATTGCCGAAGCTAGAAACGTACATATCAGCAGCGCCTACTACTACGCCTTGTGCTGAACCTTTGATCTCGTTGTATTTCGTTGCAATACCAGCGAATTGTGAGAAACGAGCCTTGTTAGTAGCAGACATCATGATCAATGTTGGATCGCCACCATCTTCCCATGCACGTTGCAATGCAGTTTGCAAGTCAGCTTCAATGAAAGTAACTTGTGTGCCGTCTGTTGGCGCTGCAACTGTACCGCCTGAGAAGCCTGGAGTTGTACCGGTAGTGTTACCTGTGCCTTCAACTGAGTTACCTGAAATCCATGACTCAATACCAGCAGTAGAACGGGCTGAACCGATGCCACCAGCAGATGATGCTTGGTTACGAACGATTGCATATTCCATGTCACGTTTCAGTTCTTTACCAGCTTTCATCAACTGATAAGCAACCTCTGATTTACGACCGTATTTACGGACTACATCATAAGTGCCAGAAACTTTAACAAGTTTGCTAGAAATCTGTGTGTAGTTACCTAATACAGTAGTAGCACCAAGTGTGCCGAAAGATGCATCATCACCCTCAAGCTGACGATTGCCGCCAGCAGGTGCTAATGCGTCAGTTTGCCATTGGTGGTAAGTTTGACCAGCAGTCATGCGTTTGCAAGCAGAAAGCAATGGTGTATCTTCTGGTGAAATGTCAAAAATGATATCTTCAAATGATTCGGCAATACCTTTGCCGTTGTAGGTGTTGGTGTTAGCAATAGCCATATTTTATCCTTTAGAGCATACGCTCAATTAATTGTTGTGCATAATCAGACTTACCAGTTTTACGCAACGATTCTCGTGCGCGTTGGATGTCTGAGCTTACTTGTTTTTTAACGTCTTTAGAGCCAGGTTTAATCACTGGTTTAGCCGTACTTACTTTATTCTTTACACCTGTATTCTGTTGCAACTTACGCCACTGCATAGCATCATGTAAAACTTTTACATGACGTGGGTCAATTACACTAGACATTTCATCATCGCTAAAGCCGTAATATTCTTTACCTGCTGAAATAATCGCTTTGCTGGTGTCTGGACTCCAGTTCGGTATCTCTTTGGCTAGAATTTCTTTGCCTTTAGCAATTCGCTGATTAAGTGATTGTTGCTGTGCTTGCGTTAATTGCTGTTGTTTTGCTTCAAGTTGCTGTACAAGTTGAGAGCGTTGTGTTTGTAATTTGTTTTGTGTAAAGAATAGTTTTTGCGCTTCTACAAAATCATTCTCAGATAGCTGATTCCAGTCTATAGCTTGGAAGTCTGCTAGTTGCTGATCAATGGCTGTAATCTGCGCCAGTTCACCAAATAACGCTTGTTGCAATTCAACCTGTGCTTTGAGTTGTTGCTCTTGGACTTGGATAGTCTGAGCGTAATCCTCTAGTGCTTTACGTTGCTCTGCTACTTCTTGCGTCTTTTTAGTGTAATCCGCACCCTGTTGTGCGAGTGAAATCACTTCGTCAAGCGGTTTATCAATTTCTTCACCGTTGATTTTAAGCGTTAGATAAGATTGTTCCTCTTCGGAGTCCTCGTCTTGCACTTCTTCATCGGCAACTTCTTCTGATTCTGCTTCGACCTCAGCATTTTCATCATTTACTATTTCATCTTCGGCATCAAGATTTACTGGGGTATCGTTTTGTACATCACCATCCAAGAAAGCCTCAAGCCTACTTTGTGGCGACTGTTCATTTTGAACTTGGTCACTCATATTGTTACTCCAATCAATTCTGCCAGTCAATCACCAACTGGTAGAGCAGCACCTCACGGTGTTTGCTATTAAGCTAGGTGTTTAGCTACGAAAAAACTTAAATTTATCGTCAGTCTTTAAAGCACTCATTTTTCCTGTTGCAATATGGTCTTTTAAGCGCTTTTCTATCTGGTCTAATAGTTGTAGTGCTATAACCAAGCGATTGTGCGTCTGTGCGTCACCAAATGCGCTTGTAGCCATACTAGACACAATTGTTTGTTTTACTGCATCAAAAGCATCGGCAAATAGCGGGTTTTTTAGTAAACGATCCGCTTCTTCACCGCGCTTAATTTCTTCTAGTTCTGTCATATCATTAGCCTAGCATATTTAGCAAGGTTACGCAAATACTCTAATAGGTATCTGCGGATCAGGTGTTGATTTGTAACTATCCCAAATATCTGTGTCTGCGCCACGCAGATTAACTAAATATTGTGTTGGGTATTTATCCGTAAAACCTAGCACATCTATTGAATAGCCTTCTTCTGTATCAGCAAGAATTGTGTTGGCTTGTTCTTCAGATGTAAAACTCAAGTAGAAGTCAGTCATGCTGTTAAACCTTTCAACGTGTCATTGTTTAGACGTGTTGGGTAATATGTAAATGATTTGATAGTGCCGTTTAAATACGCACCTGCTTGGTCTGTGCCTAAACGCATCATTACCATAATTGGAGTATTTGCAACCGTATCTGTGCCAACTGTTCCATTTGCAATAACGCCAGCATAGTCATTAATTTGATAAACTGCTGATATTTTATATTCGCTACTTGCAGCCACTGTACCTAAATCTAGCGCAACCTGTTCTGTGCCAACCCATGCCTGTTTTAAATATGGGTCTGTGCCTTCTGTACGCAATCTAATGTTGTTGTTTGCTGTGTTGTCATCTAAAGCGATAATATTTCTATTGCCGCTAGCAGGTGTAACAAATTGTGCATATAAAGAACCTGCATCTTGGTTAATCCAACTATAAAAGTTACTACCTTGTATGCTTGCAACGTCTGCTGTCCTAGTCACTTGACTGGCTGCTGTTGGAATGAAGCTAGTAGCAAACGAGCCTGATTCTAGTTGAGCGTATTTAACATCACCTGTTACTGTTAGCAAGATAACACCTGCCGTTGGTGTAAATGTTAATGTGCTACGAGTAGGGTAAGCCCCAGTGCCAACAAGACTACCTGTATATGTTCCTGTAATAGCCACTGTCCCTGTACCATAAAATGATAATGTCCACGGCACTGCGCCAACCGTAACGGCTTGTGTGCTTAATGCTGTTCCATCAAGTTTAGAGTTTAGCAAAGTGTTACTGCGTTGTTCTTCAATTAACAACCCTTTAGGTGCTAATGTAACAGGGTCATAGTCAAATCTAGCACCATAGTAAGCTGCTGCTGTAGGAGCAACCCCTGCGTTTAATACATAAGGGTCTAGTGAAGCTGAATCTGATAGTTGAGCACCAAAGATGTAGATGCCTGATGTGCCGTCACCTGTGTAAGACGAACTATTATTTGCATTTGCTAAATATAGTCTAAATCCCCCAGTTGTTCCAGTTGCAACTCCTGTTACCGATATTCTATACCAGCCATTTCCAACAGAAGTTATGCTATCTGAAGTAGGTACACCAATAAAAGTATTTCCTTTAGTGCCATTAGCTACATCAAAATATCGTCCTGTTGCAGAAGCTAAATCAAATAAAATAACCCAATTTCTTTCGTCTGCTTTAACATAAATTGACGATGTATTAACTGAACCAATTGCTACAGTAGGTAAAGTGGAAACAGCAAACCGTTGTCCTGTTACAGTATTCTCAACCAACTTCTCAGCACAAACCACACCATTATGATTAGCATAAAATACTGGAAGAGCCGCTGCATCTGTTCTGCGATAGTCACCTGCTGTTGCACCTTGTACGAGTTGTGCGCCCCAGATGTATGCTGTACCTGTACCAAATCCTGTATAACTACCAGCATCAGAGCCATTAGTTGAAAGCATTACTTGAGCATAATTAGCTGCTGCTGTTAATAGTGTAGTAATAGAACAGCGATACCAACCATTACCTACATTTTCTATCGTACCAGTAAACCCAGCATCTTCTGCACCTTTAGTGCCAGTAGCTAAATTAAAGTAAACGCCTGTTGTTCCAGTGGCTGCAATACCAACTTTTACATAGTTTAATGTTCCAGCTTTAGCATATATAGAAAAAGTGTAAGTTAATGCAGAAGTTGTATAGGCTTCATAAATAGAGTGCCTACCTGTAGTAGCAGTATCAATTAATGTGTCAGCGGTTTGATAGCCATTTGGAGCAGTAACAGTATTTGCTGATTCGGTTGTTCCTACATTTACCCACGCTGCATTATCAAACGCCTCTGAATAAGACAGCAGATTAGTCTGCACAAAGCTATTGGATTTAGTCCATGCGGCGTTGTCAAATAACTCTGAGTAACCTAGTAGGTTTTTAACTGTGGTGGGATTGTATGTTGTAGCGGTTGAGCCGATTTCAAGTTGTGCGCCCCAAACATCAATAGCATCACCAGAAGTTACAATTCTAACTCCGGGAGTTCTAGTGCCAGCAGTAGGTGTAATTGTTGTATCAAAACGTGTCCAATCTGACGTAATTGTTTTCGTTACATAAGTTGAGCCGTCAGCAGTGATTTGAATATTGCCTGTACCTGTTCTGCGTCTAATGTATATACTAAATGTATATGCTTGAGCAATAGCAGTGTATGAGTGTAATGTAGTAGAGTTAGCCCCACTAGCGGTTAGCGTGTCACCAGTAGTTGTGCTTGTTGGCGATGCAATAGCATTAGCGGTTACAGTAGTTGTAGTTTTAGTCCAAGCAGCATTATCAAACTGCTCACTATAAGTTAGCAAGTTATGTGGTGCATAAGTAATAACACCAGCACTATTAGTTACTGTAGCATTAGATGTGCGAGAGAAGTTTACAATGTCGCTAAATGGTTTAGATTGCAACGTGCCATCT